CGTAGCTCCGACCGGGCCGGGGTAGGCAGTGGTCTGCACCGTCGAGTCTGGGAAGACGATACCCTGAGATGGCTGGATCGTGAAGATGCCAGAGCCAGTCTGCGTCAGCGTAAGGCTAGTCGGCGTCAGGTGTGTTTGATTGCCTCCGCTGCCGAGGACATCAAGGCCAGCAAAAGCGGGGGTGTTGGCCGTACCTAGGTTAAGATTATCTCGGGCCGTGGAAAGGCTGGTAAGGCCAGAGAGGTTCCCCGCCTTGCTCAAATAGGACGTCATCCCAGCCGTCGACTGCTTGGCGTTCAGCGCGTTCTGAAGGTCGGTCTGGGAAGAGAGGGTGCCAGTGATGCTGCCCCATGCTGTGCTGCTGGAGACCGTGGCCCAGGCGGTGGAGTAATCGGAATTGCTGGACTTGACGAGAGACTGACCCGTTGTACCGCCAGCAGGAACGCCAACGCCTGGATCACCTTGGTCGCCCTTGGGGCCAATATCTCCTTGATCGCCTTTGGGGCCTTGGTCGCCTTGGTCACCCTTGTCACCTTGGTCGCCTTGGTCGCCCTTGTCACCTTGGATACCTTGAATGCCTTGAATGCCTTGGTCTCCCTGATCACCTTTGTCGCCCTTGACACCCTGAATACCCTGAATGCCTTGGATACCTTGAATGCCTTGGTCGCCTTGATCACCCTTGACGCCTTGGATGCCTTGAATGCCTTGAATGCCCTGCGGGCCTTGAGGGCCGGTCGGGCCGGCAGGGCCAGCAAACTGGACTTCAAAGGCGGCTTGGTCGTTAATGCTGATTGTGAAGGACATCAGTTAGAAACTTTGTTAGGGGTGACGTTGGGCAAAATTTCCAATCGGACGGTAGCCGAATAGAAAATTTCAGTCGTATTTTCGTAAAACTTGATATCCCAGTAAGCGGTTCCGGGGTGCCATTCTTGGGTCAGGTTGGAGGAAACCGTAAAGGTGGTAGGGCTGGTAATGGCCACATCCAGATAGTGGAGCTGGTTACGGGCGTCGAGCAGCGCGGTGACGATGGTCACCCCAGTAAGGTCTGCCGGCCAGCCTGGCTCCGTGGTATAGGTTCCCACCCCATTAAAGGTGACCCCACGCTTAAACTGATGATGGGTACAGGACATAGGTTCGCCGTTTGGGTTTAGCCGTATGTCAATAAGCCCAAATCAGTCATTAGACTCAATCTCTTTAATCCAAATAGACACCAAGTTATCATATTCTGTTGCTAATTGGAACGTCCAGGCGGCGTTGCTAGGCTGAAAATAAGTCTCAGTCCCATTGTTTGGGAAAATGTAAGTATTTCCGCCTGCCCTCCCGTAATTATCGTCCGTAGGAGTGTAAGTATGAGTTACTTCAAATTCTATCCCTAATCTGTTTGAATAACGATAAGACAATTCAAACGAGCGACGAAAATAAAGGGGATGGTTAAAGATAAGAAAAACATAATATATATAAGGCTTTTGCGCGTTTGAATCTGGAACCCACTTCCCATTTACTAGTATAAGGTTGATACGATAGAATAATGCTGCACCAACCCCTCTTTCTGGAAAAATTACTTTTGGGTCTCCAATTTCTTGCCATTGTTGCAAGCATACTCCGCACTTGTCCTGCGGCACCGGCAAGAACCCAGCTCCGTCCTGATCCATCTCTAGGGCATAGCCTCTCGTTAAATCCAAATCAAACTGGCTGGGATTATTGAATTCATTGTCGTAAGCACTCTGCTGGAAATCCGTCATCCCTTGGTATGTATTGGGAGTCGTTTGAGGGTTTTCTTCGACAAGCCTAAAGTAACGAGGGACAAGCCTGTTTCTTTTAGGGTTGTAGGCTTCTGGTTGTACTCCCCAGAGACTCCAAGTTCTGATAGGGGTTCCTTGAGGGTCGGTACTCATTTCCTGATTTGGAGGAGTACCCATCGTTTGTGTGAGGGGGAAATTAGAACGGAAATATTCTAATCCGTTATAACTTACTAACGCCCCCGGGGAGTACGGCGTGGCTGGCTCCCAAGGATCAAACATTTAATTGATGACGTCCCACCACCAAGTCGCCGCGCCTTGGCCGGATTTTAGTCGGTTAACAATTAGGTTTCCTTTGCTGAAATATTGCAAAGAGTAAGAAGTTATTCCGCCCGTTTCATTTTTATTAACCTTGGCCAGAGGATAGTAACTAATCGTATCAACATCAACCGGGGGAGTTGCAACGGGAAGAAACACGATTTCAGCCGTCCGTGGAAAATACTTTTGAGGTTCGTGAGTCACCTTAACCAAAATATAGCCATCGGCACTGACAGTGATTTTCGGAGCTGGAACCTTATCAATATAATTCCCATCAATCTTCGGGATGTAACGGTTGACGGTACCAGGCTGAATGGTGACTTTGTCGTCGTCTAATCTAGGGTCTAGTGGGCTACCCGTAGGGCCGTAATATACCTGCTGTGGCAGCGTGTACGCAGTACCATTAGTATTAGCCTGAAAGAGGATATCATTACTCGGCATAGTACGGGTAGCATCGATACCCGTGGCGAGTTTGTTCAGCGCGGAGGCAGAAATGGATTCCCCTGCTGCAAAGGAACCATTGATGGACGATCCGTTAAATCCGGCTATAGAACGCATTAGGTAGGCCCGTCTAGGTTAGGATAAATGTCCCTATCCCAGCCACCCAATCCAGAGAGCATCAGATCGGCGGTCAGCTTCCAAATGCCTCCAAATTGTTCAACTGAGCAATTCGTGATGAGGAATGCTCGTCGAATTTGCGATTGCCAGACGGCCTTATAAATAAGACATCCCCCGTACCCACCTGTGGCAAGTTGTTGGTATGCGCTAGGAACTTGATAGACCGCACCGCTTGTCGTCCATCCAACATAAGATGCAAAAGCCAGTGCGGCAGATTCAGTATCAACATAAAACAAGCAACGCATCGTGTTTGACGGTTTATAGTAATTCTTAATGCCAGCTTTAATGTTAATATTTCCAGCGGAATACTCTGCCGGGTCTTGGTTGGGCAAGAAGCCCACAAACTGTTGACCTTGCGTTGCACCCCCATTGGCGACTTTGGGTGTCCAGAGTGCGCGATTGGGGTTTCCTCCAACGCCGCTACTTGGATTGATTGCAGGTGTAAGCGATGGATTCCATCCAGAAGCAGGAGGAAACCCAGCAAGAACATTCATACTGTAAGCACCAGTCTCAAGGTTCTGCACTAAGAAATTAGGGTGATGCTCGATAGGTTCGGAGCCAGTTGCCCCGGTCATAGCCATCTGGGTTTCTGTTTTTGATCCTCCGTTTACGCTAGGATCAATACCGCAGAAATCCGCCGTGATGGTTAAGACATTACTCTTGTCGGTTGTCATGTTAGCCCTCCAAAGACCCATATTGGAATAGGGTGATTCAACGCCTGGAATAAAATTTGAAAGTTTAAAACCCTTTTTAAATGTGGTCGGGAATAAACCTCGCTTACTGATGTCCCACTTAAATTTACATTGTGCCTGGAGAAGCCCAAAGCCGTCGGCCTCGACCTGCCATCCGGGTTGCGGGACGGGAGTATTTAGAAAATCCCCATATTTAATTACTGTGTTAGAAGCTGAAGACATGGTTATCGGGATAGTTCGTCAGGGGTGCGCGTGGCGGGTGTAAGATCGGGACGGGTGTTTTTGGCTGTCTCTTCGGTTGCCGTAGCAATCCGTTCCATAGGCGTAAAGGCCACCGCCCCGAAGATGTCGCCCCCGCCCATCTGCTGGAGCTGGGACGCCGCGCCGGCCTCGGAAAGTCCAAATGGGGTTAGTTTCTTGCCATCACCCTTCAGTTGTTTTTCAAGTTCCTTACGAGCGTCTTCTTGTTCGGATTCGCTGTAATCATTTTTAAGGGCGAATTTGATGATTTCCTCGTTGGTCATGTACTTAGGAGCGTTCTTAATGACGCGCTTTGCCTTGTCTTCAGGTGACTCAAAAGGATTCCAAAATCCAGCATCGTTCATGTTGTTGATGCGGGAAATGGCCACTTCAAAAACTTCGACTACAGAACCAACAAGGTTGATCCAGAAATTCTTAAAGGAACGACCAAAATTATCCATATCTTGACCAAACCTGCCAAATGCCCCCGTGGCCGTTTCATTTGCGGTTAGGTAAGTGGAAGCGGCGTCATCAATAGCCTTGGAACCAGCCTTGATGATGGGCAATAGTTCCTTGAACGAATCACCAAACATTTTGGTGCCGTAATACAGCAATGTCGCCTCGTCAGTTCCGGCTGCGTAAGAGTCAGCCAATGACTTCATTGCCTTGGTGGCATCAAAACTTCCGTCTGCAATCTCATTCATACCAACACCCATCTTTGCAAGAAGGTTGGTCACCTCTCCGCCCTTGATTCGGGCTTCACCCATGCGGCGCGTGAACTCGACAACCGACCGGGACATGGATTCAAGGCTAACGCCGAACGCCTGGCCGATGGACTCAAGCTGGCGAACCTGATCAATGCTAATGCCCGTCGTAAGCGAGATTCTGCGAATTTGTTGTGCGTAGTCCGCCAGCTCTTTGACCTTGGCCATGACCGAAGAAATCATGGCACCAAAGGCGTCAATAAATCCGCCAATCATTCCACCGATAGGGCCAGCCACCAGGCTACCAATACCTTGCGCGGTTCCGAGCTGGTTGGCAGCACTTTGGAAAGGATTTTCAGCATCGCCTTTGCCGCCCATACCGCCGATGGACTTACCGGCGTCGGCAAGACCTTTCTCCAACTCTTTCTGGTCTAACCCAATTGTTACTGATAGATCGGCCATATGCGTTAGTTATGATTGTTGGCCTTCTTGTAGGATTCAATTTGCTCGTTGAACTTTTCCAAGTCCTTTTCCTCTTCTGTGGATAAGACATCAAGTTTAGCACCGTTGTAAATGGCGTTGGCAATCGACATCCATACGGCCTCGCCTTCCGGCATCGTCCAGGCTTCTTCTAAGCTAACGCCGTTACGGCACAGGCTGGCAACGCAAGACAATGGAAATGGAATAGATTCAAACTTCTTGTTTTCCTTTTTATTATCATCCTTTTCCCAGAACTTCGGGTAAGAAAGGGAGACTTGGATGCACCCTATAATGGTTCCAATGCAGCGCGAGTAGTACTTCTTGCTCATGGCCATACGGGCCATGTACAATTTTTCGATAAGGGAGAGAGGACGTGCCATCTCCTCCTTGTCGTAGGTCGATAGAATTCGCGCAGCCATTACAACCTGCACCGGGTCAAACTTGCTATTTACAGGATCAATGAACGGAGACTTGATTGCCTCCAAGGCAACCCTATGCCGCAAACAGAAAGCACGAAGCGTCCTGCCGCACACCATGTTTTGGTGGGACAGGACGGTCGTAGCCTTTAGATAGCGAGCATCCATCGGATGCCAGCCTATTAGAGGATTTCCTGATACTTGACGCCCTTGACGGAAACTTTACGGAAGTCCTTGTTGGTACCCTTGTCTTCAATAGACTTCGTGATCCAAGTGACACCGCCATAAATGAACGTATCTCCGTTTTGGGGAATCAGATCAGAGGCAAGCAAAACTCCTTCGATAGAAAGTTCAATAAAAAGGTCGTCTAGGCGGTCGGTGATAACACGGCCAGACTCGTCAGGAACTTCAACATCCAGTTTAAAAGACTGGGCAGTCGAGTCTGACTGCACGGTCATATAAGTGCGAGTGTCACGAAGCCCGTAAAAGTGAGCCACGCCATAATCTTTAGAGGTGCCAGGCATAGTCGTATGGGTTTAGCCAAGTGTCAAGGGGCGGTCGGCATGACCCCCCAGACGGTGTATTCGATGACATTCCCGTAACGACGCTGGCTCATGCCTTCCTCGTCATTGGCAATCCAAAGGTCGTAGAGCTGCCCGTCCGTGGTAGGGTTCCAGAGTGCCTGGAGGGCCAGCACATCGCGCATGGCTCCGATCACCTCGACGACCCTAGCCCGGTGGGCTTCAAGGGTCTCGTCGTCGGCTGAAGAGTAGATGTACAGTTTAAGGGTCGCCGTGTAATTGCCAAGGGTGTTGGAACCTAGGTCGGCAACGGCTTGGCTGGACTCGGCGTGAGCAATGATGATGGGGATGACCCGAATCTCGTCGGTCACGCCCTTGTGGACGGTCACGCCTGGGAACAGCGGGGTCAAGTAAGCGGCCACCTTGTTCTCAAGGACGGTGCGAAAGCTGAAGAAGGTAGGGGCGGGCATTATGGTGTATTGGTAAGAGATAGATCAAAGCCGCCTTGGAGCCGGCGGATGACGTCGATAAGTTTGCCGTGGTTGCGCGGTGCCTGAAGATGCTTGAGCATGGCCACACGCATGGCAAAGGCCCGGTGGTTCATGGCCATACGCATGAAGTGGTAACCTTGGCTGTAGTTACGGCCTACGGTGGAACCAAGTTTTACGATTGGATCAGGGCCAGTTAGGCGAGGGGCATAGACCATCGTGCCTGCACCCTGATTGGCAATCCAAGCGGAAGTGGGCATCTTTCCGAGCTTTTGGCCGGCGTAGTACCATCCAGACTTCAGTTTGCCAACGCGCTGCTGGACTCGCTTAATATATCTTTCTACTGGTTTCCAGTCATCCACATAGACTTTTTCGGTCTTGCCGGTCTCGTAGACTTTGTAGGACGGCTTGCCGCGCCTCTGTTCGTGGATGGACTTGATGGAGCCTTGGGTCGTACCCATGAGGAAACGGGTGCGCGGTGAACCCTGCCTTTCCTCAATTCGCTTGAAGTAGTCAAACTCACCTTGGCCAATGATGCCACGTTCGGCGATCATCTTGAAAATGTATTCGGGCTGGTGCGGGGCTGGCAGTTTCAGCTTGGCGGTTGCCCAGGCGTTCAGGACTCCGACATTGCCGGCAGCGGCCACCCCTGCGGCAGGGGCTTGGGCAATTGGAGCGAAAATCTTGCGGACATCCCGGCTGACAGCGGCTTGGCCTTTGTTGCGAGCTTTGTTTCCAAACCCGCCTTCGCCACCCTTGCTAATGGCAGGTACCGCTCCCGAAAACGGAGGAGTAAAGTCGCACATATCCTTGGCAAACAGCCGCGCCTGCTGCTTTACGACGTCCGTAATGCTTTTACGCATTACCATCATGTACAAAGCAATGTGCTTGGCGAACTCCGTATAGTCCACCTTGACGCCCTTTCGGACTGTGACCACCAAGGCCATTACTGAACCTTCGTCTGGACTTTGACGATGACCCAGGCGGAGGGCAGACGGTCGGTGACCGTCATAATGCGGAACTCCTGACCCCCATAGGCCACCACATTCCCGAAGGCAATCAGCCCCGGGTTGGCAGCGGCGTCCGTCCGCAGGAACTTCATGTCGAAAGACGTATGGTTTAAGAAACCACCCGTTTCCAAGTCCTGCATGATGGCTGGCTGCGACATCAAGGCGTTTAAGGCCACTGGCGTCCCCGCTGGGACGTTTTTAACGGTCACAGCCTTAGGTATCTCGGAAAGGATCTCCGAGGCGTCTAAAGCCCATTCGTCCGTGATTCCCGACATGGGTTTAGCCCACTGTCAAAATAAGAAACCCACCCCCCGTGGCGCGGGGAGTGGGCTTCGCATTGTCGCTTTGGGGGATTTTAAACTCCCCCGAAAGTGATTAGTCGGTGAACTTGATGCGCTGGAGAGCGGCCGGGTTACCGACAGCCGAACCAACGAGCCAGAGAGCCGACATATTGTGCTTACCGGCCTGCCAGTTGTACCAGTAGCGGAGAGCGAAGGAGAACTTGCTGTCCGGGTCCTGAACGACCATCTGTTCGCCACCGCCCGTGGTGGGGGTAGCAGGAACACGGGTCACGATGACGAGACCTTCCTTGCAGGAAGCGACGCCGTTGAGACCTTCGTCGAAAGCGGTACCCGAAGAAGGGAAACCGTTGTACTCGGAGACGCTGAAGCCGTGGAGTTCCTTGCTGATGGCGTTCTTCTGGATAACATCGCTGTTACCGTAGGAGAAGGTCTGGGCGACGGACGGATCCTGAACGAGCTGACCGAGGGCGTCGGGGCTGAGGAGGAGTTTACGACCGAGGTGAGGCAGGTTGGCCTTGGTCAGGTTCTTGGCAGCAGAGGCAACGGCCTTGCGGTCAAAGTCGGCCATGAGGCCCGAGTAAGCGGTCGTGCTGAAGTTAGCGGCGGTCACCTTGGACAGCACTTCGTCGAACAGGGACTTCTGGACGGCGTTGGCAATCGGAGCGAAGAAGAGGCGACGGAGGCGTTCCAGGCTAAGGGTGGACGCTTCGTAATCGGTGAAAGCGACGTCGACATACTTCAGGTCGGCAATCGTCACAGGGACGTCCGTCGAGGTGGCGTCCGCAGGAACGAAGCCGTTAGCCGGGTTGAAGGTCGTGGCGGAGAAAGCAGAGGCATAACGGGTGTGGACCGTGGTGCCGCGCTCGGCGACGTAGTTACCGAAATCGGTAACGGCGATCTCGGTCAGGGGAACGAGTTCGGGGACTAGGGTGCGGAGGGACTCTTCAGCGACGAGCTGGAGGGTCAAACCACCAATGCTGTTAGACATAGTAGGGAGTTAGGTTAGGGGGAGAGGGGAATCAGCGAAGGCCGGCGGCGCGGAGGATGGCCGGACGGTTCTTGCTGTAGAAATCGGAAGCGGCTTTGCCGTCCTTCTGCTTAAGAGCCACCCACTCCTCGGAGATCTCGGCGTCGCTCTTGGAAGTAGCGGCGACCTCGGAGGGGGTGACTTCAAGGGGGCTGACGCCGACCGAAGCGGCAATCTGAGCGGCCTTCTTGCCAGCAGTTTCCTGCGAGGCAGTAATGGTCGCAGCCTGGGCTTCGGCCTTCGCACGAAATTCATCGGCGGCGGCGAGCTTGGCGGAAAGGTCATCGACCTTGGCGGTGAACTCGGCGAGCGAAGCGTCCTTGGCGGACATCGCAGCGGTGAGTTCGTCAACCTTGGCGGTGAGGGAGGCAACTTCGCTGGCCTTGGCTTCGACCTCGGCGGTCTTACCAGTAAAGGCTTCCTTCAGCGAGTTAAGGCGTTCTTCGAGCGTCATCTTGGGTTTAGCCAAGTGTCAAGCCTTGGGCTTTCCGTCGGTATCGATAGGGGGGCATTCCTGATTGGGCATCTCTTCGTCCTCATCTTCTTCGGAATCCGTACCGTCCGGGTTCTTCTTCTTCTTTTTCTTCTTTTTCTTGTCGTCGTCGGAGATTGGGGCCGCTTCGTCCTTGTCGCCCTGCTCGGGGGACACATCAGCCGCCTGGGCGTAATTGGACGGACCGCCAACGGGAACCTGCTTCTCGGCACGTTCGTAAATGGCGTATTCCTCGGGGTCGATTGCCATGAGCAGATCGTCGAAAGTATTCATCAGGCCAGAGACGAGATTCTTCTCCGCTCCCTTCTTGCCAGACCAGCACTGGCCTTGCATATCGGCTTCGTCGGCGTAGGTACGGACGGACTTGATGTCCATGATGAACCACTTGTGCATTTCGTCGACGTCGTCTTGGAAGAGTTTCCGCTGCTCGGGGGTCATCGAGGTGCCGGTGTAGCCAGCCCCCTTTGCCCAGCCGGCCTTGATAAGGTCAACGGTGATGCCTTCCTCGGCGTAAGCCGCCTTCATGTCGTAGATTGGGATATACACCCCGATGGATCCGACGACCGATGACGGGGACACGAAGACCTCGTCACACTGGCTCATCAGCCACATCCCAGCGGAGCAGGACTGCTTGCAGGTCCAGCCAACCGTACGCTTCTTGCAAGCGCGGATGCGAGCAGCCATTTCGGGGACGCCAGTGACGGTGCCGCCAGGCGTATCAAAGTCGAAAATGATGGTTTCGACGCCCGGGTCACGCTCGGCTTCTTCGAGCATCTCTTGGATGTCTTCGACGTCCGTGGCACCCATCATCTTTTCCAGCTCGGTGAGGCCAGAGCCAATCACGCCTTTGACGGGAATGATGGCAAGGTCGCCCGACTTGATCATGCAGGGCTTGGGGCCGAAGAGCATCTCCATCATGTCTTCCAAATCGTCGCCCGCCTTTAGTTCGGTCGGGGAAAGGTTGGCCACTTTTTCGAGGTAAGCCTTGGCCTTCGCCGGCTCGATAAGCATCGGCGCGAAAGTCTTGAATGCGTTAGAAAGGGAATACATGGATTATTTTTTGAAGGTTTCTTCGTCGTCGGGGTCAACGTCGTCTTCGACAATCTTCGCGCCGTCGTCCATCTTGGCCGGCTCTTCGTCTGCAACCGATGCGTTGATGTCTGCTGGAGCCACGTTCTGCGGCTTGTAGAGCATTGAGAGAGGAACGTCGAATTCCTTGGCGAGGTCGAGAAGGTAACGCTTTTCGGCGGCGTTGGAACGCATCTGTTCCTTCGGGTC